TGAGTCACAGCATCATCTGCTAGTTTTGCGGTGGTTATGCTTCCGTCTGCAATTCCTGCCGAGCTAATATTTGTCCACGACGTAACACCTGATCCGTCTGTTTGCAGAACTTGATTAGCAGTTCCATCGTCTCCCGGTAGGGTAAGAGTGTACGATCCGCTTAATGTTGCAGGAGCCTGTAAAGCTACATATTCCGATCCTGCGCTATCTTGTAATCTAAGATCACCTTGACCCTCTATATTTACTTGAGTCGCTACGACTGTCGAGGCGGTGCTTGCTCCGATAGGCGTGTTATTAATTGAGCCGCCTGTAATGACCGGAGAAGTTAGGGTTTTATTTGTGAGTGTTTGTGTGTGTGCCTCAAAAACAAACGTGTCATTGCCGCCTAACAGCGGAAGACTCACCGTTCTGTCTGCGGCCAGATTTGCTGCTGCAAAGATATACTGGTGGTCTGCACTACTGTCATTAATCTGAGGAGTAGTCAGTACCGCGCTTGTAAGAGTCTTGTTTGTAAGTGTTTGGGTTGCGGCTGTTCCGACTGCTTCGTACCAAGTCCCTAAGCTGCCGCCATCGTCTCGGTTCCACCATAGTCCGTTAGATTCAGTCCAAACTATCTGACCATATCTGATCTCACCTGTTGCGCCTGTATTTCTTACAGCAGTCAAGAGAGCCGATCTGTCTGTACTCGGTGCGTTAGAGCTAGAAGCTTGTAAAGAATAAAAGCCTGATTTTTTTAAACTGGTTGCAGTTGTATCACTTGCATCTGAGATCGAAGTATTACCTGCATTACTTGCGTCTGCATCATCTAAGATCGTTTGAAGTTGGGTAGTCGTTTGTGTTAGTTGTCCCATGTCATCCTCTTAATACTTGCGCATCAATTGCTGCGTCCAAGATATCGACTTTTGTATTAGAGCTAGTTTCTACCCGGACAATGATCTCTCTTGATTTGCCGATAGATTTCACATCAAGGGTTTTATTTCCGTCAACGTCTATTGTGTTGATTGTTGAGAAACTATTTAAATCTTTTGATACCTTCAAAGCCACTGAAGAACTTGCAGACGTATCAACGTGCAATTTTACTTTATCAATAACCATCTCTGCGCCTCCAACGTCTAAGACTTCAGAGCTAATCAAAGGCAAGTCTTTGCGCCTTGTCATGTCTGCACCGTCTTGCTGAAAGTTTGCAAAGTCTAGCTTGTAAATCTTTTTGTTTGCCGAATGTGCGGCAAGAACTAAATCATAATCGTGAACGATTGAGGTAGTCATGAAGTCTTTTTCAAACCAAGTTTTAGACGTTACATGATACGTCCAAATTTGCCCTTGGTCTGAGAATATGAAGTCTACAAAGTTTTCCTGATGCAAAGAGTAAGTTGCTACCCTTGCTGTTTCAAAGTCGCTTGCTCCAAACCCTGCCCACTGTTCTCCGATTGCAGGAACAAACAAAGGCTGAAACGACTCACCCTGAATCATTCCCGGTCTTCTGTTTGCGTCTATGAAATAAATTATTCCGTCAATTGAATCTACTGCGTAAGTTCCGCAAATGCCCTGCTGTAAAACTGCTTGCCTTGAAAGAGGCGGTCTACCTGTACCACTCGTAAACCATATCTCAGTCGTTGTTTCTCCGAATAGGTATAGGTATTGGTCTTGAGAGAAAACCCTTAGCAAGTCATCTGGTAAAGCCTCAGCCTGTGCAAAGTCAAGGGATTCGATGCTTGTGCCATCGTTCAACGCTGAAACCACAAAAAAGCCGTCTGGTTGTTGATAGATAAACCTAGAATCCAAAAAGGCCACGCTGCTTGTCGTGAGCAAGTCAGAGTCTGATATAGTTTGTAATCCACCCGAAACAGTATAGACAAGCGCAGACGGTGTGCCTCCAGTGCAAATAATTAACTGGTTTGCGTCCGTTGCCATTACTACAGGCTGAGGATCATTTGCTACCTCGCCTCTAAACGTCGCTGCACCACTTGAGTCTATGCTGTATAAAGACGAGCCTGTGACCTGATACAAAAGTCCATTCGGGCCGTTTGCAATAAGTCCTCTGTCTGCGCCTCCGGGCGTCACTGAGACTAAAACCGCGTCTCCTGCACTGTCTGTTATGGCACTTGCGTCTGCGTCTGTAAGAGACTCTCCTGTAGCCTGAAACGATGCAAAGGTAACATGGCCGGGAAACTGCCTATATCCTCTTAGCGTGTGAGGAAACAGATTCAAGGTTTGTTGTCTGTTTGCGTCTAGTCGTGTGCTTTGATAGCTCGACTCTAAAGGTACTGAAGCTCTCATAAGCTATCGCTATCTATTTCGTATTTGCCATGCGACCATCTGAGATCACTGGCATCAATTGACATGTCTAAAGTAATTTCACTTTCAAGACGATCTTTTGTCTCTTTTGCTATCTCAAAGACTATTGGAGTCGGGTCAAGACCAAACTCTGCTGCTACTTCTACCGCTAGGTTGTAAGCAAGTCCTCGAACTGATCCTGCCGGGATGTCTAGCGTAGCCGTCAAACTAGAAGGCTCAGGAATGTTTACTAGACCGTCTTCACCAAACTCATTCAGCATATTCTTAAACGCAATAAATACATCTGCGTTTTTGTTTGCGTCATCAGTTGAGAACGTAACGCCTGATGTACGCACACGCAAAAGACTCGTTGCTCGATCAATGATTTCCTGACTTGTTGCCATATCTCACCTAAAAAGTAAGCCGGGGGTTTTACGCCCCGGCTAATAGGGGGTTTAGTTAATGCCCACTCTCGTAGCGATCTCAGGACGGATAGTCTTATATCCGTACAAGATATCTATTCTACAAGGGAAGGTATCAGCACTGATTGAGTAGTCTCGCACGATTCTCATAGAGATACCGTCCATTACTTCTCTCGCACTGAAGTCAACTCCCTCCGGCATAACAAGGTCAGCTGTAGCAAAACAGAAGGCGTCCTTGTGATAAGCCAAAGTATCAGTCCAATCGGCTCCATTGCCACCGCCTAACTTACTGACAGCAGCGTTGTCAGCAGGGCTACCGCTAACGTTCTGATTGCCGCCTGAAGCAGTAATAGCAGGTGATATGGATAGACTTGTCGCAGAGCTACCTGAGTTTGCAGTCACGACAAAGTTCTGAAGAACCCCGGTGTCTGCTTTAGTTTCAGGATGAACCCTGTTGACTCCTGCGATAGTGATGATGTCACCAACTAGGAAGGTGGTGCTACCACCGTCAACGGTCAAAGAGGAGCCAGTTTGACTCGCCCCATTCACCAAGTAGGATGTTGAGGCCGCAGCCGTTCCAGTGGTATGAGTAGGGACTAAAGTATTTTCATAGTGATCGAATCCACTAATCCGTCCTAGCATACCTTCTTTGTACTGCTTGGCGATCTGTCCAGAGTCTTGAAAGAGTCCTTTCGTGTCTGCCAGCATATCCACAACACTTTGAGGATCGTGCATGTACACTCGATCACCGTAAGGAGCTAGGCCAAGGGTCAGTTCCTTTTGTGCTTTGGTTATGTTGGCAAAGGAGTTTGCAGAGCCTACTCCATTTACGAAATTACTTACGTCCTTCGACATCGAGAAAGCATCGCTTTCAATGTTCGCAGCCAATACCGCCATCGCTGGCTCGATGTATCGTGCTTTGAACTCGTCAATCGTCAAAGACAACTCTTGTGATGAGAACGTAAAGTCCACACCTTTTTGAGTGCCAACTGAAAGAGTTACGCTTTGCTCTGTTACGTCTTGAGACGAGAGAGTTGCGCCAGTTCTAACAGTAAACTCGTTAGGAAGTCGGATTTTTAAGTCCGATCCAATTTTAGCCCCACTTTGAGCATACTGGTCATCATACTGCCTGTTAATCGTACCTATGAAATTAAGCTTCTGATGAAGTATAGCAAGGGCTTCTTTCGTGATTATGCTCGGTGTGAGCAATGAATTAGCCATGTTAATTTACCTTTAAGTGTAGCCCCTTGCCTTTCGATATTCTTCGGGAGACATTTTGTCCAAGTCCTTAGAGACTTTTCCTTTAGGTGTCACCGTCTTTCCGGGCGTAGGAGCGTTAGTAGTGTTAGCACGACGTTTCCGAGAGTTCACTTGTAACGCTGTTGAGATTCTAATTAAATCATCTCTAGCGTCCCTTTCGCTTTTATTGTTCAGAGCGTTGGCAATCTTTAAGTTCTTGCCAAGGTAGTAAGCAACATCAGGGCCATTCGGCAATTCAACAATTGTCCTTGCTACTTGATCCGACTGATGGAAATTAGGATTAGTAACAGTTTCGTTGAA